CCACCCACATCCCCGGCTTGAGGCGGTCAGCGTACTGGCGGATGTGCTCGACGTATTCCGACGGCTCGTAGCCTTGGAGCACCGGCAGGATGTAGACCCCGGTGTCCTCGGCCAAGAGCGCGTCGTAGCGTTCGATCGTGAGCCGCTGGTGATCGGCCACCGTCAGACCGGTGCGCTCGAGCATGACGGGTTCGCACATGTAGTCCTGTGCCGCACCTGCAAGCAGATTGCCGCTTCCCTTCCACTTCCGGATCTGCTCGGCGTACTCGCTGACCGGGTAGGGATAGCCGCCGTGCGTGGCGATGGTTGTGAACGCCCCGCTGTCCATGATCCAGTCCCCTATTTCGAGCGGTGACTTGCGGGTGCGGAGTCGGTTGACGCTGACGAAGGATCCGTCGAAGTGTTTCGTGTCCGCCGGCTGATGTAGTCCGACAAAGAATCGCATGCGAAGGAAAGGGCGGCGATCAGCAGTAATCCCAAGAGGACGATGGCGACCGCCGCAAAGATCTGCAAGAATGCTATGAGCGCCCCGTCAACGCCTGTCCTGCTTGGATGTAGGCAGCGGCCATGCCGTTGGTCTTCACCCCCGGTTTCTGTCCGGTGAGATCCCAGTAGAAGCAGATCACCGCCCATACGTCGGGGTTGTCCTGCGCGTAAGTGACAAAGGGATAGGGTTCTTCGCGCCAATCGTCCGCACCGCCGGGGACGATCATCAATTGCTGAGTGCCGCTGATCGGCACGGTCTGAACTCCGTTGCCATAGTTGTCCCGTCCTACCACGTCGAAGCTGGCGATCCCCGGATAACCTTCGTTGCCATAGATGCAGCACAGTGGCGGCACGATGGGCCAATACTTCGCCGCTGCGGCGCGCACCCGCTGGCACATCGCGGTGACTTCCGGCCCGGTCATACCCGCGACGTCGGGTTCGTCTTGAGGGTAAAGACCGATGACATCGTTCGTGATGCCCCCCGCCTGACATTGCCCGAAGAAGTATTCGAGCGACGCCTGATCGCCCCTGCCGTAGCACCCCAGCATGATCTTCATGCCCAGCGATTGCGCGCGTTGCCCGGCGGACACCGCGTTCATGTTGCCGCCCTGCGGCCACCCGTAGCACCAGTAGAGATCCGCGTGGTTGTGAACCTCGTCTGCCGTCGTCGGAGTGTCTCCGTAGTATCCGAAGTGACAGGTGCGAACCGTCGGACCCGCGCCCAGCAGTTGATCGATCTGATCCATTTCGTGGCGCACGTTGGCGGTGATCTGCTTGATCTGCTCAGTAGGACTCATAGCCTTTCAACCTTTCGTATTTGATGATGTCATCGATAAACTGCTTGCGACCCTCGATGTCCTGCTTCCAATCATGCATTCGCGGATCGTCCTGCTTCAATGCATAGCACGGCCCCCAGCCGAAGTCCTTGAGGTTCTCCTGCTGGATCAAATCAGGCTTCGCTGCCCACTTCGGGCAGTTGACATCGGGCAGCGCGTGAACGAGTGCGAGCGCATAGAAATCAACGTCAGGGTTCACCCGCAATCCGGCGATCAAGTGACCGTTCCCGTAGTGCGTCGCCTTGACGTCGAACGGTCTGCCGTGGATCAGGAGATCATACCCGCCGCGGCGCGGGCCGATGGTGGTGTCGATCGATGGAATGTTGAAGGCGAAGGACAGTGCGAGCTCGCCGTACACCCCCTCGACGTTGATCTCCTCGTCGGACTGCGGGGACTTCTTCCTCGAGGTGACGTCGGCTGACAAGTTGGCGAGGTTGCGAGCGGCGCCCAGCAGGCGGCACCACTCGATCTCCTCCGCCGTCAACCGGACGATCACGTCTGTTGGCGCTTGGCGATGGCCGCATCCACCCACTTCAATGCCCGGGCGTGCGCCGCGGCAGGAATGTCCTGCAGGCGTTGCACCTCCGCCGCGTGCATCAGGTTCTCCACCGGGATCCCGTTGTCCTTGCACAACGTCTCCAGGTCCAACGCCTGATTCATCGTGATGGTGTTCAGCGCGACTGGCTTAGTCCCCGATGCCCACTCCGCGATCCGCTTGCCCGACTCCTCGCTGATCGGGCGCTCGAGGGGGAAGAACGGCTTGTGTTGCTCCTGCAGTTTGATCGCGTGCGGGTAGCCTGGCGCGTCCGCGAGCATGAGCAGGGACACGGTGAACTCGAAGGGCAAGTTCTTCTCGCAGATCGGCAACCACCCGCGGAACCCGGCGGGACCGACCTTCGGCACCACTTCCATCTTGCCTGTCTCCCGGTTCTTGACCATGTCGATCTTCTCTTCCGCCCGGAGACAGATGATGAGGTGCGCCCGGGTCTGCAGCAGCCGCGACACCATCCGCTTGTGCTCGCCCTTCGGCTTTTGCCACGACAGGAGTTTGACCTTCTCGTTGTAGCCCATCCGCTTGAACTCCTCCTCCTGCATGTCGAGGCATCCGCCCTCGCCTGCCCATTCGTGGGAGAAGGAATCGACCATGATGACCGGATAGCCTGCATCGTCCGCGGCCTTGATCGCCTCGGCATATCGCTCCGGGGTGAATGGCGGGGTGAGATCCCCGTGGTCGAACTTGAACATGTCCGCGTAATGCTTGGCGCGGCCTGCCTCGGTATCGATCACACAGAACGGCTTGTCGCTCGCGATGCCGCTCGCGAGCCGCATCCCGGTGTAGGTCTTGCCCGACCCCGTCGAGCCGACGAGGCCGATGATGAGCGAGACGTTCTCGCGGACCGCGGGGCGAAAGGTGAAGGTCATATTTCGTGCTGGCGATGTTGGACCAGCCGGATGTTTTCTAAATTGCGTTGTGAGAATTGCAGGAACCGTTTAAGCAGTTCGCTCCCTTCGTTTACCATCTGTTCTACATTCCGCGCTCGTTCAATTATTCGCAAGGCGCTCACGGTGTTCTTGCGAAGTTCGGCGTTCTCGATTTCTAGTGTCCTGACGCGATCTGCCAGTAGAGTTTCCTGCAGCGTGATAGAGCGACGGCGCTTGACCTTCTTCACTCGTTTGACCGGTTTACGCTTCGCCTTTGGCATGATTATTCCTTTATGGACTATGGTGAAAGTTCGGCAGCATGTACGGCGGACCGATGGCGACGTCGAGCACCCAGACGAACCCGTATACCACCCCGACCCACAAGTACAGGCTGACGATCACTCTAAGGATCTTCACCGGAAATCCTCCTTGCGGAACAGCTTGCTCACCTCGTAGGGGATGCCGGGTTCACCGCCCGTCTGCTCCTGCCAGCGCGCGACTTCCCACGCCGGGATCTCGGGGTAGGCGACGCGCGCCGGGTATCCGGGCCAGCGATTGAGGTGCGTATGCTTGCGCCATTCCTTGAGCGCCCGCGCAATCTTCTCGTTGCCCATTTCGGCGGCGAGCGGATCGAGGCCGACCAGCGAGCACAGGTATGGCGCTTCCGTTTCGATCACCAGGAAGACGTAGTCGGGGAGCACATCGTATAGCGCCATCACGCCTCGCCGGTAGAACGCCGCGGCGATGTAGTAGCCCATCCGCACCAGCTGCGACGCGCCGAAGGCATCCGGGTGCGCCGACGTCGAGGTGAACTTCGCGTCCACGATCAGCGAGTGATTCGTACTGATGCGATCGTGGCGAATGCGGCAGGGAACGCCGTCGTCTTCCCAGACCATGGTGAGCTCGGAGTCCCCGCCCCCCGGCTGAAAGAGGGCGTGGATCTCCGGTTGGTCGGTCCGCAGCAGTTCGATGTAGATCTGCGCCGCGGTCACCATCGCGTCGATCTCCTTCATGCGCGGCGCGAGTACCGGCAGCAGACCGTTGGCACGCGCTTCGTCGCGCGCGGCCCGGATCGACTTGTTCTGCCACCCGGTGGGAATGTTGCCGGTCTTCTCCGCGGGGTGCTCTTGCGGGTCGATCACGCAAATCTTCGCGCGGCTCCCCTCAAGGAGGATGGCGTGCGCGATGGCGCCGGCGTCCATGTCCTCGTCAGCTTCGTCCGGCGGACGGTTCGGGTTCAGGTACGAATTGAACCATGCCGCCTGCGGGCAGCGATCCAGCAGGTTCTGCAGGTCGCCCTGGCTGACCGCCGGGATCTTGAGGTACTCGGCCATGGTGAGGCCGGGATAGACGCCGGGGCGCATTACTGGCTCGCGCCGAGTTGTTCAGGCTTGACGCCTTCCGACATCAGGAGCGCGATCTCCTTCGACTTGCCCACCTCGACCTTGAACACGTCGGCAGCGACATGGCCGAATCGCCGCGGCGGAGGTGGCGGCTTCCACAATCCGGGCATCCGGTCTTCTTGTTGCGAATGATGTACAGACGAGTTTCCATTGATGTCCCCTTTCAATCGTTACAACTCCAGTTATAAATCGCCAAGATGAGACAGGCGAATCCCGCCACGGGCGAACCGAAAGCGAATGCCCCGATCGCCGCGATCAAGAATATAAGTGCCATAGAACCGCTACCACGACCCAAGCGGCGACGGCGACGACGACGATCAACCATGTCGCAACCGCTTCGACGCCACGGAGCGCGTCTTTATGCGATTCACGCATCAGTTCCTGCTGCTGCTTCGAAGAGTTTTCCTTCGGGTCCACATCCGCCACCGAACGTGCGCATGAATCCACAGTCGGCCAGACTCTCCGTCGCGTCGACTGGATTGATCTTGGTCTGGACACCGCATTGCCACCATGCCGCGGCGACCTTGATCACTTGACCGGTGTTCTCGTCGAGTCTGGTTGTGTTCCGGACATGCTTACAATCCTTGCAGAATACTGTGACCGCCATTTCTGCCCCCTTGTCTGGTCTAAGAATGCGCTACAAACGTATGATAGCGCCGGGGCTGGACAAGTCAAGGGGTGGGTATACAATACCCGGCATGTACTCGGACACCCTCCGGACCTTTGAGAAGCGCAACCGGCGCATCCGTCGCCTGCGCTCGCTCGGGTGGTCATACGGGCGGCTCGCCAAGCATTTCGGGATCTCGCGCGGACGCGCCCACCAGATTTGCTCGATGCCTGCACGATGATGACCGACGCCGAACTGGATGCGCTGCAAGACCGCCTAGGAGATGTGGGGCGCAAAGGTAATCGAAACAAAACGTGGGACGACTGCCGGGACGCTAACGCTGCCATCACGCAGTTGCGGCAGTTGTGCGACTACTGGATGGAACGCGCAAAGGATGCTGATATAGCTGGCGACGCCCTCTGCGCGGGCGCAGAGGCGGCGAAGGGATTGCTGCGGTCAATCCACTATCGGCTAAACGGGTCGCAAGATGTATGCGCCAAGCCAATCTGCGACGACATCGACGCCGCGCTCGCGCAGGAGAAGAAGTGAGCAAGTCCCAGCGCGACAAGGGAGCGGGCGGCGAGCGTGAACTGTGCGCGCTCCTGACCGATGCGCTCGGCACCAAGGTCACCCGCAACCTGGGGCAGGCGCGCGACAGCGGCCACGACGTTACCGTCCCGCCCTTCCACATCGAGTGCAAGCGACGCCATCGCATCGGCAACCTGTACGATTGGATCATGCAGGCGATCGATGAGAACGCCTACCACATACCGACGGTCGCGCTGCGCGCCGACGGCAAACGCTGGCTTGTCGTCATGTACCTGGACGACTGGATCAGAATCGCACGCGAGGAAATCGTCAAAGGGGACGCGAATGGCAACCACGATTGAGATGCGGCAGTACCTGCGGAAGTACACGCTGGACGACGTCAAGATGGGATTGCAGGCGTTGAAGATCCAGGTCGGTCCCTCGGTCAATGGACAGCCGCCGCCGACCGAATTGTTCTGCCCGCCCGCGCAGCTGCAGTTCCGCGTCAAAGAGCGGGTGCATGTCGACGGCAAGCCGACCACCGAGTGGTCACCGTGGGAGGACGTGCCGGTGGTCAGGGAAGGAGAAGAGGGTGGCTGATCCGTTTCGCATCCAAGGTCCGGCGTCGATCTCGTTCTCCGGGGGCCGATCCTCTGGAATGATGCTGGTGATGATCGTGGACGCCTACGGCGGCAGGTTGCCGGAGGATTGCCACATCCTCTTCGCCAACACCGGCAAGGAGCGTGAGGAGACGCTGGAATTCGTCCGGCGAATGGAAGAGCACATCTGCCACAAGATCCGCTGGCTCGAGTACCGACCAGCGAAGCATCAGGTCGACGCATGGACCGAGGTCGATTACGCCACCGCAGCGCGCCAGGGCGAACCGTTCCGCGAGATCATCATGGTGCGCGGCTACACCCCGAACCCGGTCGCGCGCATCTGCACCCAGAACCTCAAGATCAAACCGATGGAAGGCTTCATGCGGGCGCGCGGGTACATGCAAAAGGACGTCCACAACATCGCCGGAATGCGCGCCGACGAACCGGGCCGCGTCGCTCGAGGCAAGGGGCGCGAGGACATCAACTTCGTGTTCCCGTTGGCCGACGCTGGCATCCGCAAAGAGGACGTCATCGCGTTCTGGAAGGGAATGCCCTTCGACCTGGATCTCCCGTCGATCGGCGGCAAGACGCTGCACGGCAACTGCGACCTCTGCTACCTCAAGGGTCCGCGCACCATCATCAGCCTGATCCGCGAGGAACCGGCACGCGCCGACTGGTGGATCAAGATGGAATTGGACAGCGGGAAACTCTTCCGCGTCGACCGCCCGAATTACGCCGTGCTGAAACACATCGCTACGCAACCCGGACTCTTTGACGACATCGTGGACGAAGAGACGATGCCGTGCGAATGCACCGATTGAAGTACCTCGACCTCTGCGCGGGGATCTCGGCGCCCTCGCTCGCCTGGCCCGACTGGGAGTGCGCCGGGTTCAGCGAGATCGAACCGTTCTGCTGCCGGTTGCTCGAGCACCACTATCCCGGCGTACCGAACCTCGGGAATCTTCGGGACATCTCCGCGGAGCGGATCGCGGAGCTCGGCACGATCGACGTGGTGGTCGCCGGCACCCCGTGCCAGGACTTGAGCGTCGCCGGGAAACGCGCCGGACTGAACGGGGCGCGCTCCAACCTATTCCACGAAGCGGTGAGGATCTATGGAGCAGCAAGAACTTTTTGCGGTGCAAGATTCTTTCTCTGGGAAAACGTCCCGGGATGCTTCTCCACCGAGGACGGACGAGACTTTGCTGCAGTGGTTGGAAGCTTGGCTGGGTGCGAGTTCGACGTACCGGCTGATGGATGGCGCAATGCCGGCTTTGCTCTCGGGCCGGACGGGCTGGTCGAGTGGAGTGTGCTGGACGCGCGATTCTTCGGAGTTCCGCAGCGGCGCCGTCGTGTGTTCGCTCTCCTCGATTCTGGAGACTGGAGCAGTCGAGCGCCGATACTTCTTGAGCGCGAAAGCCTGCAGGGGCATCCTGAACCGTGCCGAACGCCGCGGCAAGACACTACCGGTCCACTTGAAGCGCGCGCTGGAGCAGGCGGCGCGGCCTGGGGAGCCGACTTCATGACGGGCGGCGGACTCGCGCACAGTCTTTCTGCGCGACCGCACAAGTCGATGCGCGACGACAGCGAGGACTATGTCATTTCCCCGCCGCTGGGCGACGTCGGGAACGGCGGCGGAGCGAACGGACCTGGCCGCACGGTCGATAGCGTCGAATCGCTGATCCCGCTCTTTGTGCCGCAGGCGATGAGCGCGAAATGGGTGAAGGGGACGAGCGGCCCGGCAGGCGACGAGGTCGCGAATCTTATCCCCGTCGCATTCAAGGCGTCGCACTACGCGCGCGGAAAGGACGGCGCTCCGGACGTCATCGCGCCGCCGCTCTCTGCGGACGCCGACAAGGGCGACCAAGACACCCTAATAGCGTTCGACACCACCCAGATCACCCACCCGGAGAACCGGTTCGCTGACGTCGAGGTGCGGCGGCTGACCCCGCGCGAGTGCGAGCGGCTGCAGGGAATGCCCGACGACTACACGCGTATCCCGTACCGGGAATCTTTGGCGAAGGACGGCCCGCGCTATCGCGCCCTCGGGAACAGCATGGCCGTCCCCGTGGTCGCGTGGATCGGTCAGAGAATCGCCGCGGCCTGGACGAGCTCGCCGTCGCGGTCGAAGATCTGACCCGTCGGGGCGATTTCCCAGAAGTCCCGGCACCAGTCGCGGCGCACCGTGGCACGCGGGATCTGATCAGGCCGCAGGCCGCGGTCGATCATGTTCTGCTGCACCCGGATGAACTCCCGCGATGCTTCCTCGAGGGAGTCCACCCGGACCGTCATGTTGCCGATGGTGACGTGGTAGACGCTCACATGTACACCGGTTCGCGGTCGCAGTAGCCCTGCCCGGTCGCGACCATGCGGCAGGTCGCATCTTCCATCGTCGCGATGCCGAACGTGCGCGGTAGCTTGCACCGCTTCGCGTGGCGGATGAGCGCCACCTGCAGGGCGCGCAACGCCTCCTCTTGCGTCTTGCCGAAGGCGTCGAATTCGAAGTTGCGCGTATCGACGCTCGCCACCCAGATTGTGACGTGGTCGCTCATGCGTTCACCTGCACCGCGTTCGCGGACGCGATCAGCCGCAGGATGACGTCGCGGTCATACAGATAACGCTTGCCGTTCTGCTCGCGGAGCAGGATCAGTTTGCTGCCCGTGGTGTTGATGCCGTCGACCGTGTAATCGTACCCGGCGATGCGGATCTTCTTATCCAGCGCGTCGAGCGGCACCACACCGATACGCGCGTACTGACGATACGTCTCGCGCTCCTTCGATTCGCCGTTGATCGCACCTTCGACCTTCATGGTGAACGTGGTGCTGGTGAACGTCGCGCGACCGGTGCGCAGTTCGATGCCATGCTTGCGCGCGATGGCAAGCAACGCGCCGTCCATCTCATGGCGCAACTCCTTCAGGAACTCGCGGGTGATTTCGTTGCGGACTTCCATCGTCGTCTCCTTGGTTGAATTATGATGCATCGGTGGTACGGAATCGATATTAGCCTGCGGTAATAAACCTGTCAAGCGATTTTATTAGGCAGGGGGTTGCACTCCGGTTTTGGCAGGAGTAGCCTACGCTTTTATGAAGACCTCAGACGCCATCGCCTTCTTCGGTTCCCGCTACCGGATCGCCATCATCCTTGGCGTCCGACCGCCATCGGTGCACAAGTGGGGCGAAATCGTCCCGCCGCTGCGCCAGCTGCAACTCGAGCGGGCATCCCGCGGCGAGCTCGTAGCCGATCCGGCCCTCAAAATCAAGCCGCCCCGACGTCCGCGGAAACGCACGCCAGCGCCCCTAGAACCCGCCCTGGTGACGTCGGGAGAGGGCGATGCCTGATCGGTACATCCGGGACGAGTTGCTGTCCTCTGCCCGCTTCTGGTCCGTATCGAGTCAGGCGCAAGTCCTCTTCCTCGCCTGCATGCTGCTTGCCGACGACGCCGCTAGGCTATCGGCAGCACCCCTCGCGCTCAGGCTGCGGGGCATGGCGGGAACGGTCGACGACGCGCGTCTGGGCGAACTTTTACGGGAACTCACGCACGCGGATCTGGTGCGCACCTATTCGGTGGCGGGCCGCGGCGATTTCCTCTTCATCCCGCGCTTCCGGCAACGCAAGCGATACGTCGCCGGTTCCAAGCATCCACCACCACCTAAAGAAATCAGCGATATAGACGATAAAAGTCAGACTCAAGTCGGACCTAAGCCTGACTCAAGTC